AGCTGGAAGAAGATAAAGCAAAGATGTTGGATGCAACACTCCGTTTAATCCTTGGAGACATGGGCGGAATGTTCACAAAGTTTTGGGAAGCCGAAGGTCCTGGGGTTATGTGCTTCCAACCCCAGCAAGTAGAGCGTTCGATGTTTTACTTGACACTTAAAGAACTGCACGCTGCACAAGAAGAGTGTGAACGTGACAATAACGGTGATCTGGCGGAAACTTTTAGACGGATTCTTAACGCTGCACAGAAGATTGATCCAGAAGAAAAAGCTGGTTATGTCTTAAATGATCAAGATGGTATTCGCTATTTGGAAATAGCGAATGACCAGACAAAAGATGTGATGATCAAAGACTGATGCCTGCTTTTCTTGGTAACAAAAAAGTTGAAAACTACGAGTGGATCAGTAATCGTGACATGATTGATTCCGCTCATTTGCTGATGGGCGGTATTGATCTGGATCCAGCTAGCTCAGCAAAAGCTAACGAGTATGTCAACGCCAAGAAATTTTACACACCGAAGGAAGATGGTTTAAACGAGATGGAGTGGCATGGGAATGTGTATGTGTTCCCTCCACGCCATTCCTACTTTTGGCATGAGCAGTCCCAACGGTGGAAGATGACCAGGGGTTTGTCTCCAACGTTGACTTCTGCTTATGCACTTTGGTGGCGCACTTTAAAAAGGAAGTGGGTATCTGGTGAGATCGAACAGGGTGTGTATTTTGCCAATGCACCTGACATGTTTCTGTACTGTCAAGATATTTTCGATCATCCAATCTGTATCTTGAAGACGAGACCTATGCTGCATCAGCATTTTATTAACACAGGTGAGATCAAGGTTCGGAATACGTGCGCTTCTTTTGTTGTATTTCTTCAACCCAAAACAAATGTGACGGAAGCTACCGAACACTTTGTTGAGATTTACAGCCCCAAAGGCCGCGTTCTTGTCTGAGTGAGCTACACTTTGAAAGCTTAGTTGACGTTATGAGCATTCTTTCGGACAAAGAAATCAAGCAACTCGCCCTTGAAGAGGGTATGATTCAGCCGTTCCAGGATCGGTTGATTAGTGAACAAAATGGTCGCCGTTTGCTGAGCTACGGGTTAAGTTCGTATGGATATGATATCCGCCTCTCACCCAAACAATGTTTGATCTTTGGTCGCACTCAAGCAGGTGACTGCGATCCCAAAGCATTCGATGCAGATATTCTTAAACCAGCCGAGTTGTTGGAAGACGAGAAGGGTCAGTACTTTTTACTTCCTCCTTTTGGTTACTGCCTGGGTGTTGCAGAAGAGTACTTAGATCTTCCCAAAGATGTGACTGTAGTTGCTGTGGGGAAAAGTACGTATGCCCGATCGGGGATTATGGCAAATATTACTCCAGCGGAAGCACGGTGGAAGGGACACTTAACTCTTGAAATTAGTAACTGTACTGCACTCTTTAACCGCATTTATGCAAACGAGGGCATTTGCCAGTTGCTATTCTTCCGTGGTAACGAGTGTGAAACTGATTACCAAATGAGGAAAGGTAAGTATCAGGACCAAAAGAAAGAGGTTGTATTCAGTCAGGTTTAACTGAAGCCTCTAAAAGTACCAGAAAATGGTTGGGGCTTCCGTGCGTAACTGACACCGCCTGCTTTACCACCGGAGTCCCCCTGGCTTGGAAGAACTACACCATCGATATTTGCTTCGTTCCTGGGGGTTCTACCACGGATCTGTGGTTCATCAATCGAAGCCCTTTGTTTGTATGCACCAGCGGTTTTAGCTGCTGCCATGTACTTGGCTACTCGATCTTGTTGTCTAATATTTCGTACGTCTGTTTCGTCGGCAATCTCTCGTTCTGTTTCGTCTAACCGACGAATGTCAGTGTCATATGCCTGTTCAGGATTAAGATCTGTGACCTCAGCTCCAGAGGTACCAGACTGATTCCTGGGATCGTATGTAGGGTCTAAAAATCTTGCCATGTTATTATTTTACTTGAAGGAATTCAGGCCAAGATATAACAATGATGCACGCTGCGTCATCTATGAGCGACTTCTTAGATAACTTCATTGTTACGAATGATGAAGTAAAAAACAGGTGTTTAAGCCTGATGGATTTTGGTCAGGAACTAGACAACGAAACCAGCGACGTTCCGCTTCAAGACCTTTATAATCGGGGTTTAGTGCTCACCCAAGAAGGGCGTGAGCGCCAGAACCTACAAATTGAAGGAGGAGAACGATGCGGTCTGACGGGATATATTCCGAGTATGGAAGAAGGGATGAAGATGGGCGCCAATCCGAAGCCCAGGTCTTTAGTCTTGGAACTGGAGGGGATGCCGGAGGACGAAATCGAGATGTCGAAGAAACGCCGTGGTTTGAGCCGGTAGATTCTGAAGAAGGGTGTAAGGACGGATTCTGTCCAATGCCTACCTCAAAGCTGGTTGTTGCTAAACCAGCGGTCGACATGGTGAATCACCCACCCCACTATGTCAACGATAGAAAGGCAATTGAAACAATCGATAAGATTGAGGATGCAGTTCAGTTTGCACCTGATGCGGTTCTTGGCGGCCTCCAGTGGCAAGTAATTAAATATATTGACAGGATGTGGGATAAAGAAGATCCCAAAAAAGATGCAAAGAAAGCAATGTGGTATTTAAATCGCCTTATTCAAAAATTAGAAGACTGACATCGGTTCGTCATCTTCTTCGTCATCATCGTCGTCACCTTGACACATCATGGCCAGTTCCACGAGTTCAAGTTGAGTCGGGCAGTCAAATTCAAGTTCAATATTTTCGTCTTGGAGAATGTCTTTCACTGCTGCCCACTCAATTAAACGCCGCTGGTACAGATTTAACAAAGCTGCGTACAACTGGTCCCAAGTCATCTCTTGTGCTTCAAGCTCTGCTTTGCGCATAGCAAATTGCAGTTGCAGAGGGAGTTCTAACTCGCGGGGACGAACAGCGTCTTCCATCTTGTTTGCTTTATCTTCAAATATTCTAATCCCACGAGTCAAATGATGATCCTTTCCAGTCATGCTCCTGGCCAAAATCAAAAGTGACTTCTAGGTCAAACTGGTTTGCAAACTCAGCCAGAGTATAGGGATTGATCTTTTGTTCCAGGGTTTCAATTGATCTGATCTGGTGCTCAGCTCCACCGTAATTGGAGAACGCACGCAGGAGAATACCTCCAGTTGGCGACAAGGAAGAGCGTATTTCCGATAGGAAAAGTGAAGATTCTTCTCTGCGTCGATCAAGAAGTCCGCCTACTACCCTGTAATAATGATCGAAGACCCAACGGGTGATTTGTTCTGCTGCACCACGCCAATCCTCAATCTCCACTGCATCAATGATGGGACTGTAAAGAAAAGGCTCCCAACCAACGGAATGAATAAAAGAAATTAACGCATTAACCATTGAGTCATCAAGACCTAAGTTGAGACGCATCAATTCTTCGTTAATAACTTCTACTTCGTGATTCAAATATTCCAGTGCTTTACGTTCTGTACAGCAATGCCCTTGACGCACTGGAGCGCCATCAGGATAATATTGTGTTCCAAACCCTAACGTATAAGGAGTTGTTCCAGTGCACGGATCTGGGTAAGCTTTTTCGCTAAACCCCTCATATTTTTTAATTAGTTTAATTGCCCGCGAAAAATCGGACATGAGAAATAGTTCAGCTATTCCCCATAATAGTCTTAATTAAAACTAACTGTTAGCCTTTACCTTGTCCACGAGACTTCTTACGTCCATGAGAAGGTTTGGAGTTTTGTCCTTGTCCTTGTTTTGTTAACTTAGGACGAGACTCTTTTTTGGTTGACGTGTTGCCTTTTACTTTTCCCATCTTAACTACCACTTAACTTTGTGAGACCAATATCTTGCCGACATGATGTCTGGCTTTGCGTCTTGAGCGTTATGTCGTGCATAATAAGATTTACGCCTAGCTTTATCTTTTTCAGTTGTAGGGTTTTTACCTGCGCCTTTTACACCTTGCTGGCCAAAACGAATAATTTTTTCTTCTCCATCTTTACATGCTTTAACCACATGTGACTTGGTGGGATGGCCAGGAGTCTTCTTTGGCTTGTTACAAGCCATGTCATCTTTCGCTAGCTTAGCTGCTTTTGCTGCTTTCTTACGTTTATCTGACATCAACTAAGCCCTTTAAACATAGATGTGAATTCGTTTAAGAACCCCTGACCAGCTTTTGATTTGGTCGGTAATTTCTCATCTTCATCAATTGTAAAATAACTAGACCTTGTTGGTTCTTCCTCTTCTTCTCCTTCACCAAAGAAACTTTCAATTGTACCAAGAGAGGCAAACGGGTCAGAAAAGTTAAGTCCAGTTGTCTTCAATGCTTCGTTAGTTCCTGCTTTGGTGAGAGCAGCTTGTTCGGATCGATCGAGATCCGGAAAAAAGTTCTCATAAAACTCATCTTCTGTACCCTGGAAACCAGCAGATTGAAATGTCTTGTATAGTTCAGTTTGGCCTTCAATAGTATCTTTGGGTTTATAGTCTTCTTCTCTTTGAATGTAACTAACACCTAACACTTCTTGTGTTGGTTTTTCTCTTTTCTCGTTTAGGTACTTAATTTGTTCTCTAATTTCTTGTGCCGAACCAGTTCTAACAGCTTCTGTAATGTAATTTTTTAACTCTTCAATAGTTCCACCAAAACTTTCAAGTCCGTATTTCTCTAGTACTTCATCCCAAGTTTGCTTATCTTCTGGATTCAATCCTTTTAACATCTCATCAGCAAATTCTTCTGGCTTCAAGAACTGACCAAAAACTGTTCCTTGAGCAAGAGCTTCTTCATTAAGAGCTGGAAGGATTTGATTGTAGATATAATCACTCACTTTAGATGCGTTTAAAATGTCATCGGCCGGATCGTAACCTTGCCCTTGGCCTTTAACCTGGAAGTGCATCCTGGCAAAAGCATCTTTGTCATTAATGTTCACGCCAAAGCGATATGCTTGTGAGGTCCAGTAAGGATCTCCATTTTTAGCTGCTTCCCAATCAGCACTTACTGTGGACGCTTGCCTTGCATAGGCTTCAGTTCTTGCCTTGTCTCCCGATGGGTTAAAGTAAAACTCTGCGTTAAAGTAACGTTCAGGAGTTTTACGAAGCTCTTCAATATATTCATTAGCCCTTAAATCAGCAACTAATTTTACAGCGTTAAGAATATCTTGAGTTTGGAATGGGTTTTGTTCTGACTGGCGAACGTCGAGATACTCAACAAATTCATTCATTGATTTGGATTCGTTGAAGCGAGGCATCAAATATTGATCAATAAAGTCACGTGCAAATTGACCTTGAATCTTTACTCGTTCTTCTGCTTGTTCTTTTGTAAGTCCCAGCTCTAAATCAGCTTGGTATTTTTCTTTAAGTGTGTTATCAAACCATTGCTGCCAGTTATAAGTTACTTCATTGTTAATACCAGTAATTCCACGTAAAGATTTTTCTAAAGACTTTTGCGCTTTATCGCCACCCATAAATGAGAGTACACCGCCGACCCCAGAATCCCCAAGAATTGAATTAGTTAAATCTTTGTTGATACCAGTAATTTCACCAAAAGAATCAAAGCCGCTAAAGATGGCAAGCTCTTGCTCCATCCCTTTAGCTTTTTTCATTTGCTCAATTGTTTGTTTTAAAACATCTTGGGTCAACGCACCAAAACGCTTAACGTCCACAATTGCTTTCTCACCGACAGCAGCGTTGAGTGCGTCTTCTAGTTCTGTAATTCCGTAATCAGCATTGATATTGTATTTAAATGCAACTTCTTTATCTTCCGGCCGATCAGACATTCGGAAGAGTACGGCAAATTCATCCGGCTTGTTAAGGTCCAGAAAAAATTCTTTTCCTTTTGATTTCCAATACGTGTCACCTGCTTTAGCAGCTTCCCAGGCTGCAGCAACTTCTGGTACCTTTAGAAGACGTTCTGTTTGAGTATCTGTGTTGACACCAAGCTGAATCGTACGCGCTTGTTGTAGCTCAATATCAGTCGGTTTGCGTTCAACGTATTGCTTTGCAGCGGCAAGTTCTTCTGCTTTGTTACCACGGGCACCTGCTGGCTTACCTTGTGTTGTGTAATGGTTTAAATAAAAACCATTCTC